GAAGCCAAGAGGGGGGATAGCCCACCGCCTACCCCCATCGTGATAATATGATATACCCATTTATCAAGTTACAAAAAAGGGTGAAAGTGATTTTTCGTATATTTTGTTATTTCGTAAGGTGGACAATTTTTAGAAGAAAGATTCCGATAGGGAAAGCCATAATGTGGATTCCGATAATAAGTGATTTAGATAAGGCGAAGGGTTCGGGGAAAGTGGCTGAATTTTATTATGATAAGGTTTATGCGGAAGGGTTTAAAGCTGGGATTTCCTCAATCCAAAAAGTTGAAAAGGATAGGGATGACGAACGACCAGATTAGGGAATTGATAGGGATGCCCATTGCGGAGAAGGTTGAGGGGTGTAGTAAATGGGTTAAAGACCATCGAGTTTCTTATCAATACTTTCCATATTCCCATCTTTGCCCTCTTTGTGGTTATCATTTATATGAAGATGAGTTTTGGCATCTTTATTTTTGTATTAAATGTAATAAACGGTTTAAGATTGAGGAGTGATATATGCCTTGTAAAGGAAAGGGACACAAAAAGCATACGCCAATAACTTCGGAGAAAGAGCGAGGATTATTCGGGGCAGACCTAAGGCGGAAGCGGGAGGGACTAAAGACGGTGACGGGAATGTCAGAGGCGGATTTGGTTTCGCATTTGCACGAGTCGAAGGGCAAGAACCTGCCACTAAAGGCTGTGGCGACTAAGAAGAGGGCGAGGGGTAGGAGATAGGAATGTCAACTAAGGGCAAAATCGTTGGATGTGGATCAAGATTCCGATTCAGAGTAGGATATAAAAAGTGGTTGATTATCAAGGAAATATTTGCGAAATATAGACCAAACGTAATGATAACCATTGTTTCACGTGGTGATAATTTTGCTCATACTCGAAGAGTTCTAAGTGTTGATTCGGAGAAACCATATTTGGAGGTTTCGGTTTGTTTTATTAGAGCATTAAAGGGTGGTGAGAAATATAGGGTGAACGGATTTAACTTCTTTGATTGAAATGAAGAGGGCACGGGGAAGGAGATGATAGTTAAATTTAAAGTGGATAATTTGAATACTTCTTTTACATATTTGAAAAAGAAGTTAGCGGAGTATAATTTTGCCATAAGTGATATTGATTCAATACACAATGTAGAAAATCCACTTATCAATTTACCAGCAAGGATACTTTTAAAAATGTCTTTAACTGAAATGAGGCGGAAAATTATTGATTATTATATAATTACAGTTCAATCTGATGATGAGGTTCGACTTTTAAAATGTATAGAATCGCTATACCCAGGCATTCTGGCGGTTGTAGAACCTGGTATTCCGACTCCCTATTCACTATTGAGGCGAATAATTCAGTTAGAGAAAAAGGTAAAGATTAAAGATTGAGATGATAGAGATAAGAATATTTAAATTCCCTGATAGGCGTTATCAACTTCTCTGTCCGATGGGAAATGAGAAGAAATTTCAAACCAGTATCTATATGTCCGACAAGATGGACATAGATGATTTAATTGCAAAAATTCGGCAATTAGATTCAGGGGAAAAGAAATTTGAAACTTAAGATTTGACGGGGGACAAGACTTGACCAGATACGAAAAGTTTCTCTACGCCTATCTTTTCAATGAAGCGGTATTCAACGGCGAGATAATCAACAAGCCCGTTGCTCCATTTCAGCAGGAGTGTTACCAGTTAGCTGAGAAGGAGAGACTTTTAGCGGTTGCCTGTCCTGTTCGGTTTGGCAAGAGTGCAATGTTTTCTTTTGTAATTCCCCTAACTGAAAGTGTTTTACAACTGACGAATAAAATCCTTTTGATTTCTTTCGGTTCGGAACGGGCGGAGAGTTTTTTGAATGATATTAAGAACACGATCGAGACCAATGTTTTGATCAGGAATGATTTCGGGGAAGTGGAAAAACACACCTGGAGAACGGATAAGATTATTTTTAAGTTCCCCAAATTGGTTGATAAGGGATGGTTTGAAATAGATGCGAAAGGGTGGGAATCGGGAATTAGGGGGGCGGGGTATAATCTCATAATCCCCGATGACATAGAGAATGACGAGGAAGTAAAATCCGAGGATAGGAGGGTAGCCAAAAAAGACTGGTTCAACGCTACCCTGTTTGGTCGGCTTGAACCCAATGCAAGATTGTTTATGCCTGGGACACTGATTCATCCTCTTTCTCTTTTATCCTGGGTGATAGAAGACCCAGAGAAAAAGTTTACTGCGTTTGCAAAAAGGAAGTTCGGGGCTTGGGATACAGATGGACACTCTATTTGGAAAGAAAGGTGGTCGGATAAGGAGCTTGAGTTTAAACGTTCTAATATGAGTTCAAAGGCAGTGGCTTCCGAGCTTTTAAATGAACCGATCCATATGGAAAGTATGAAAGTCCGACCAGAGTGGTTACCTGTTTATTCACCGAAAGACCGACCAGAAGATTTGTATGTTGTTTCGGCTTTAGACCCAGCGGTCTATGAGCGAGAGGCTCGCCACCGGGACTTTGATGGAATTGTAACGGTGGGAATGGAAAAGGGGAAGAAAAATCCAAACTTCTTTGTCCTCTCAACTATCAGAGGACATCTCTCTCCAGACGATAAAGTTAAGGCTTTAATCGACCAAAGACTAACTTACCTTTCAAGAGATTTGCTTATCGAAACCACACAGTCTCAACAAATCATTAAAGATATGGTAGAGAAAGAAAAGGTTCGTCAGAATTTATATGCCAATGTAGTGGGGATGAAACCGTATAAGGACAAGGGTGTTCGCTTAGAGGAGGTTATTCCATACTTTGAGCAAGGGCGGGTTTTTTTAAATCCAAATATGCTTAGGTTGAGAGATGAGTTGGTAATGTTTCCGAATGGAGACCACGATGACTTGGTGGACGCTTTGGTTATGTGTCTTTCGCACCTGCAAAAAAGACTTAAGGTTATGAGTTATCAATCAAATATTCAGACAAAAACGTATCCAACTTTAGTGCCAGACCCGGTAACGGGAAGATTGAGGTAGTATGGAAAAATTTAGTTCAGAAGAAATAAACAATCTTAAAATAAAAGAAGTCAGGTCTTTAAGCGATTTGGCAGATTTGTGTCATCTTGGTCATAACACTGTGATGGTTGAATTGAGAGGAAGGCAACCTTTTCCTCAAGGAAGCCTATTTTTAGTTTCGGGATTGACTTCTGATATGGAAGTAGAGGTAGATAATACCACCGAATGGGGTTCTATTCATATAATTAAAAAAAGTGTTTAAAACACTTAAAGGGGGGTTAAATGAAAAAAACGGTTTTGCTTATGTCAACTATCTTATTGATAATTGGCATAAGTCAAGTCCTTGCCTCAGAGAGACGAACTGGCACAGTTACCAATGATAACGCCACCGTTACGGTTGGCGAGGCTGGTCTTCGCACGCCATTCATCACTTGGTTTAAAATAACCACAGCAGATACTTCTATCACCGATTCGGTTACTGTTACTTTTCAAACTGCTTTTACCGATGGAGAATGGAGAACTATCTACACTTGGGCAGAGGCAATCCACGATACTTCGACTAAATGGAAATCCTTTTTCTCAGCCGAATCCACGCTTTCTAAATATCCCATCGGAGATTTCGGCAGATTTTCCATTGCTTTTACTGATACCGTAACCGACCCGGATTCGGGGGTGTTGTATCCTACTGGGGATACTATTTTAAGTTTGTGGGCGGATGTGCCTGATTCAGCTTCGGATTTTATGGTGGTGAATGATGGGGCGACTTTAGACACCACCGACTACATAAGGATTTTGGGTGCAGATTCGCTCGAGATTTTTAGATTTGGCAATAACCCAAAGCAATCCGCTTATATTGATTCTGTGGTATTGAGATTTAATGCTGAATGGGTAACAGATACGGCGTGGTTGGCTTGGGGGGTATGTGTTTCGGATACAGATAGTTGTGTTTACAATCAAAGTAGGGCAACAGGGACGGTCTTGACTGCTGGTGCGGCTCAAGGTTATCGACAACTTTTGACCACTGTGCCGATAGTTGGTGGTGCGTGGACTCCCAATGCTATTACCAGAGCGATATGTGTTTTCCATCCGATAAAAGTTAATACTGGCGGGCAGATAAGAATAGGTCGAGTATTTTTAGACATCTACTACAAAAAGGGGTATTTTTCTCCTGCTATGCAATGGGAAGCAATTTATAGGTTTTAAAATTGCCGGGGGGCAAATGGCTGAAATTGTTAAATATCGGGTAGAAGAAGTCGATGTCAATGATGAATCGACTTCCGATGAGGATATTGCCCGTAAAATATCCGCAGATATAGAACAATCTAAAAATGCGTGGCAAACCTTAAAGTCAAAGTTCACCGATTATTACTTTGATTTTCTTTCCTACAAAGAAGCTATCTCCGACATTACCAAATCGAACACTTTTATACCTCTGCCTTACGTGGCTGTGAGAGCAAACAAGTCAAGACTAAATGCCTCTATTCTTGCCTCAGAACCCTACGGTAAAGTCTTGCCCGACCCTTTCGATGCAGACTTATCCTGGAGGTTGTCCCTTTTATATACCAAACAGTTGGATGAAGCCAGATATAGACTTTTTGTGGATCAGATGCTTTTAGATGCTTTGATTTATGGCTCGGCAGTTTTCCAGGTTACTCACGAACAGATTTCTAAACCAATGCCATCCTTCTATGAGGGCACTTCTATACCTCAATTTGATGAAGAAGGTAAGAGGGTCTGGACTGAGCAAGTGATAAAAGATGGTATAGCTTTATCCAATATCCACATTCAACACTTTTTCCTGCCAGGCAGATGCATTTCTGCTGAAACTGCGGAATGGAATGCTATACTCCACCAGAAAAGTATTTCTGAACTGAAAAGAATGGATGGATTTAAAAATTTAGATAAACTTTTAGAATACTCTCGAACTGAAAAATCGGATTCAGAGAAAGCCAGACTTGAGCAGGCACACAGAAAATCCGGTGGACAATCTTTACCCTATGGAACTTTTGAGATAATCGAATACGTTACCGATGGATGGGTATTCCATATGCCAGTAGGTTGTGATTTTTTAATTTATCGGGACAGAAATCCATACAGACGCAAACCTTTTCACCTTGCCAGACTTATTCCTTTAACCAATGAACCTTATGGTCTTTCTCCTTTGGGTGCGGGACATCTGATGAGTCATACTATAAATGATATTGCAGATGTAATAATGGATGAGTTGAACCTGACCAACAACAAAATGTGGATTTCTAATCAGGATTTAGTTAATGACTTTGAATTAAGGTCTGGTCAAAATAATATAATCCACGTTCACGGTCTTGACGCTGGTGTTCCAGTTTCCAATGCTGTTATGGCTGTCGAAACCAGGGCAATAGCAGTGGAAGTTCTTCAGTTGCTCCAATGGTATGATAGGATTCATCAAAAGGTATCGGGTGGTATGGATACGATGGTGGGGATTCCAGCTTTGGGGGCGGAGACGGCCTTTGAAAACGCTTTAATGACTCAGGGACCATTAGCAAATATCGAGGATATGCTCCAGAAGTTAAATGATACTTTTGCTCAACCACTCTTTGAAGATGTTGAGCATTTAAACAATCTTTATTTCAATACACCCAAGAAGATTCAGCAGTTTGGATCGAATGGAGAACTGACTTCAGAGGTTGAAGTGTCCCCAATGGAGGTTTATGGCAGACATAGTTTCAGGTTTGAGTGGGTGGGTAAGGAAAGATCAAGAGTAGAGGAAAGGGCACAACTCATTCAGGCATTAAGTGTTTTGGGCAATATGCAGAACATCAATGAGGTAACTGCACCCATCATTGAAAACCTTTTGATAATCTCTGGGATCAGAGATGTGGATAGAATAAAGAAAGCACTGGATTCGGTGATACAGATGCAGAAGCAAATACAAATGGCTCAAGTAATGAGTGCTCAAAAAGGGGGAGAGGAAGTTCCAGAGGATAATTTACAAAAACAGATTGGCGACTTATTAGGGCAATCGGTGAACCCAGTAACATTACCGGGATAAAATGATTCCACAACCAACTAATCAAGCAGAGGCGTTAGCCCAGATAAAACAGGGGAATGATGAAAAATGGCAACAGGAATTTCAGCGACTTAAAGTAATACTTGAATGGGCGGACGCACCTATTGGAAAACAGATAAGGGAAGAGTTAAAAAAACAGGCGACCGAGTTTGAAAAAACGATTTTGACAGCAGGGAATAAAATAACCTATGACCAATATTTGGGGGCTGTATATGCCTTAAAAAGAACAAAACTTTTTGAAGATGTGATAGATAATTATAGAAAAACATACGAGAATTTAAAAAACCAATTAAATAAACAAGGGGGATAAATGACAAAGAAAGCCACACCAAAACCCGAATCGCCTCCACCTACTCAGATACTATCAGTCTCAGAACCAAGTGAGATGACATCTGAGCAGTTAAGGGAATTAGCGGAAGGCAAAGGTTTGGCTCAACCTTCTGCAGAAATTGCAGAAATTGAACAAAAACCATCAACATTAACCATTGAACCAGCCGATGAAATTTTATCTGAAGGAGAACCAGAAGAAATATCCGGAGAAGAAGTTACTCACGATCCACTGAAGGATACCCAAAGAAAACTTACCCAAACTGGACAGGAACTTGCAAAGGTCAAGGAAATGCTAAATACTTTTTTAGCTGAACAGCAGATGAGGAATATGACAACTGCGACACCTTCGATGCCTTCGCCAGAAATTGAAATACCAAAACGGCCACAACCAGAGCAATTTGAAGATGAAAGAAGTTATTCAAAAGCAGTGGCTGACTATACCGAACAACTTTTTGATTATGGAGAAAAGAGGCGAAAGCAGGATGATCAGAAAAAACACGCTTTAGAGTTCAGTAGAAGAAATCCAGATTGGAGAGATATGTTTCCCAAAATGATGGAGGTAAGTAACGAATATCCTACGTTGATTTACGGTGATGAACCATTTCAAAAACTTTATGATATTGCCAAGCAAAAAGAGGAGTTGGAAGGTTATAGAAAATTGAAAAAGGAAACAAAAAATATTGCCATTGAAACTGGTGCGAATATGGAACGGTCTAAAAAGGGGACAGCATTTGTCTCTCCTTCCAGTGGAACTGGTGTAACTTCTCAAGTTTCAATTCCAGATATGACCGACTGGTCTTCGGATGAAATTGAGAAATGGTGTAAACAACACCCAAGTTTAGGGCTGGTTAAGAAAATTTAAGGAGTGATTTAAAATGGCTGTTACTGCAACTGGGACTTCACAGACTGGTAACATAGGTGTAAGTTTTCATTTTTACAATAAAAAGTTACTGGAATGTGCAGCACCCAAAATGCCGTTGGCACAGTTTGCTCAAACGGTAACTGTGCCACTTAATTCAGGTGAAGTTGCTGTCTTTACCAAGTTAATGCAACTTGCACCAGTAACTTCTGCGTTGGATGAGACGACTGCCGCATCAGCGGTGCAGGTCTATTCATCGCAGATTTCAACTACGGTCGCACGCTGGGGTAAAGCAATCGGCGTATCAACTTTATTGGATGATACATTCATCAACAAACCGACAACCGCTTATTCTGAAATTCTGGGAATAAACGCTGGGGAGTCGATGAATTTAGAGTTGGGTAAAACTCTTTTAGGTGCTTCAACTACTGACGACAAAGCGGGTGTGATTGCCTTAGTTTATGACTCATCCCAGCTTTCAACCAATAACATTTCTGGAACAGCTACCGCTGCTGGTTCTACAACGTCTTTAATTGATACGACTGGTTTAGCGGCAATAACCGCTGATTTGGTTAAGGGCGGATGGATATCTTTTACTAATCCACAAGAGCAAAATTTCGGTATCTCCAGAAAAATTTTAGCCTTAGATGCGACAAGTGATATAGTCTGGTGGACAACTGCTATTCCCGTGGCTACCAGCACTTCAACTACTTACAGGATTGGACACTTCGGACACGCTTCATCTTCGACCACCACTGGAGGTTCAGATATCTATTGTATGGCGGCAGTGGTCAGGGCTACTTCTCTTCTGGAGAAGAATTTTGCAATGACTTTTCCTGATGGATATTGGCGGGGAACACTCTGCCCAGACTCAGAAGCCCATTTTCTTACCGAGACCTCTGTAGGAACTTGGGTAAGTAGGCATCAATACGCCGACCAGACCAATCTCTTGGATGGTGAAATCGGTAGATTCCACGGTGTAAGATACTCAAGGGACAATAAACCCTATCGAATATCTGATGCGGCAGGATTTCCCTATAGTGCTACTGGTGCTATTTTTGCGGATTTCATTCTGGGTAGGGATTCTTTGGGGAGATGTGGTTTGTCTGGACAAACGGACACACAATTTATTGTAAAACGTCCGGGTCCACAAACTACCTCAGACCCGACTAATAACTTCTGCACTGCATCTTGGGTTACGACTTTTGCGAGACTATCTTTGAACGCTTGCTCGGCAGTTGCTATTATTACTGAACCTACACAGAACTAAGTTAGAATAGAGGGTGGAGCTTGTCTCCACCCTCTTGTAAAAAACTATGGAATTTACAGGTCAAAAAATCTTAATCTGCACACCTGCTTATGCTTTTATTGAAGCAGAGACTGAAAGGTGTATAGATGAACTTTATGAATTTTCAAAGTATCAAGAGGGAAAGCAAATAAATGAGATTGACCGATTCTGGTTGCACGGCTCCACCGTAGCCTGGTTCAGGAACGGGTGTGTTAAAGAGTTTTTAGCCCATTCTAAAAAGTATGAATATTTGCTTTTTATAGATAGGGATATGGTTTTTAAACCAGAATGGTTAAAGACATTATTTGAGGTCGGAAAAGATATAGTAGGTGGAATGTATTGCTTCAGAAAAATGAACATAGAAAACCAGAATCTTGATAAAATTGTAGCGGCTTTGAGAACTCGACCCGATGGGAAAAAGACTGTTTGCACCGTTGATGAAATCAGAAGGGAGTCGACCTATTTGGATGAAAATAGAAAGATGAGTTATAAACCGATGAAGGTTGATGTTTTAGGAATGGGATTGACATTGATTAAGCGGAAGGTTTTTGAAACAATTCCTTTCCCCTGGTATGCCCAACCACCAGATGAAGATAAAAATACTATGGGAGCCTGGGGAGAAGATAGATATTTTTGCACTAAAGCCCAAGAGAGTGGTTTTGAAATCTGGTTACACCCAGGACTTGATTTGATTCACATTGGTAAATCTTTTTCGAGGGTTATTCTATGAGTGATAGAGACAAAATAGTTCTTTCTGGACACGGAGAAGAATTTGATTTACAGTATGGTAAACTGGACTACAAGGATAAAGTAGTTTTGGATATTGGCTGTCATATTGGAGATTCTACCTCTTACTTTTTGCGAAGGGGAGCGAAAGAAGTAGTTGCTGTAGATAAGGACATAACGGAGATTTCTAAGAATTACACCAATTCAGATTTTATTAAAATAGTGCAATGTGAAATTAAATGTGGTTATGATTTATTCTTTCTAATTACCAGATATGTGCCAAATATAGTTAAATTGGACTGTGAGGGTGCTGAAAAATATTTATTAGATGTAGATGATATAATTATTCAAATACCAAAAGCCTATACTATGGAAATACATAAAAAGTGTGGTGTTACGCCAGAGCAATTTAAAGAGTTTTTCGAGAAGAACGAATTTGAAGTTGAACTAATCTTTGACCCTAAGTGGCAGGCTGAAGGAACTACATCGGGGTTATATGCCAGACGAAAGGAATTATGAAATTCCAGAACGCAGACATAATGATTGCTACACCCTGTTATGGTGGGATCGAAACAGATACAGAAATGTGTATTGATAGACTCTATGAATATTCCAAATATGGTTGTCCATCCGAAAATGGGAGAGTTCCAGTGAACAATATAGAGCGGGTTTTTGCAAAGGCCACTTCTCCAGCTTGGGTGAGAAATGGGATTGTTGACCAGTTTTTGACCACAAAATATAAATCCCTTTTGATGATTGATCGAGACCATATTTTCAATTACACTTATCTACAGATACTTTTTGAGGCGGATAAAGATATAATAGCCTGTTTGGGAACTACCAAACACGAATCTTTAGAAACTTATGGGAAAGGTATTGCACCCTATTGTTCTCAACTTATCGATGGAAAAGTTGTTGGTTATAGTCAGCAAGAAATAGATGAATTAGCTCGAAGAAACAATGGACAACCGTTTGAAGTGGCTATGACTGGAATGGGAATGATTTTAATTAAGAAAAAGGTTTTTGAAGCTATACCAAGACCTTGGTTTGCTCAAGAAGCATCTAATTTTGAAAATAATCCACAGGGGGTTGGTGGAGAAGATTACTACTTTTCCAAAAAAGCCGCAGAATACGGATTTAAAACTTTTGTTCATCCTGGTTGTGCATTGTTGCACATAGGAAAAGGTTACTATGGAATGGGGAGTAATTAAATGGCTATACATACTTATCAATGCCCAAATTGTAAGACGGTTGAGGATAGAGTGGTTGGTGTGATTAAAGATAACCTCAAGTGTGATAGTTGCGGTGCAGACTTACAAAAATTATCAATCTTTTCGCCTTACGTGGTTACGCATAGGGGAAAACCAATGGGATTTAAGTGGTATCCAGAAGAATTGAATGCCCACAAAGACCAGTGGAATGATTTTAAAGTAATGGAAGAGACAGGTAAGATAAAAGAGTGTCAGAAAAGTGATGTTAGCCGTTCGCATAAAAAACTGAAAGAAATTGGTAAAAAAGAGGGGTGGCTATGAACAAAACCCAACTTAAAATAGATTTGAGGAATTTAGAACCAAACAAAGTGATACCAGATGAAAAACTTGAAGGTGCTTTAAGATTAGCTGGTTATGAATTGGCTCACTTAATTGATATACCCGAACTGCAGGCTTCTGATGATTTTGATGTTGTATCGGGGACAGCCAACTACGATTTGGGATTGACTGGTGCTGGGTTAGACCGCATCACCGTTGCCCATTTTGTTACAGGAACGACTGAGGGATTATTAGAAGAAGTTGACATAAGAACTTTCGACAAGGGTTACAGGGGAGAAGGAACAACGGGAACACCCTATATGTTCTGCTATCACGGTGGGGAGATGTGGCTTTACTATATTCCCGATACCTCTGGCACGGTTTATTATCGGTATCAAACCCCTTACGAAAATTTAGAAATGTTAGGGGATAATTACTATCCTTTAATCTATACATTGGCAAGAAGGAATCTCTCTGACCCATCTGAAGGTGGTGAGGCAAACGAATGGATGGTCTGGGACAGAGAGGCAAAACTTTTGATTAAGACTTTCAAGGGGAGAGTAAGCCCGTATAAACCGGCTTTTGAAATAACTTCCTATAGAGCACAAAGGCAAATTGAATTAAATAATCTTTATTAAGGAGGATGTATGAAAAAACTTTTACTGGGATTTATCCTGTGCCTGTTTTTGTGTTCGCAGAGTTTTGGGCAGGGACTCAGTAAGGCACAACTAAGATCAGCGTTTTATAGCAGAATAGCTTCAGATACAGTTTTGTTTTCAACGGCTGTGGTGGATAGTATTTATGGTATTTCGGCTGAAATTGTATCGGCACACGGTTTGGCTTATTTTAGAGTCGATAATATAATTTTAGCTGTTTGCACAGAATACCCTTATTTTCTGGCAGAGCCAGCCATCTGGGTTGTAGGAGTTAAACCACTTTCTTCTGGGGGGTCAGATGAAGTAGCTTGGAGTAGTATTGACATTGCCGATGTAGGTAAAGATTTTCTATCTGGAGTTACTACCCCAGCTTATTATTATTGGTGGGGTGGCTATGAACAGACTAAATTGGGAGTTTATCCTAAACCTACAGTTATTGATACCATCCAAGTATATTATTTTGCTTTTGCTGATTATTTTGATTCAACTCAAATAGATGGAAGATTTGAAGAGGCTTTAGTCAATACTGCTTTGATGATAGGTTATATTCGCAAAGGTCAAACCGATGTGGCGGTTTCCTATTGGAATTTAGCGACCACTGAAATTTACAATATCAGGCAACAGACTATATCAGAAACTAAAGATATAATGATAGTTCCCAAAATTAAGGAGAGGTAAAATGAAAAACCTATGTAGGGTTATAATTATTAGTTTAATCTTTATTTTCTTTTTAGTTAATTCGAGTTTTGCGGTTCTTACAGGCACAAATGCCTGGAAAATAGTAAAATTGATGAATAGATATACCGATGCCGATCCTCTGTTTTCTGTTTCTTCTATCCG